ACAGTTAATGATTTCTGTGTGGGACGTTGTTGCAAGAGATGAAGAAGATGATACAGATTATACAGCAGATATTGAGAGAGTTAAAACATTATTACAGCAGCCTAACCGTAACGGAGATTCATTCTGGAACGTATGGGGTTCATTTATTGACGACGTTCTTGATTTGGACGCTGGAGTAATATTCAAAGGACGTAACGCTAGCGGAGAACTAGTTGAGCTTTTTTCTTACGATGGAGGTAAGTTTCTTATTGCTTTCAACGAACGAGGAATAATAAACAATTATTATCAGTATTCTTTCAGGTTCCCTAAGAATGCTCCTATCAAGTTTGAGACTGACGAGATTATTTATGGTAAGATGAATTCTAATAATGAGTTGTTCCCTTACGGGTTTAGTCCATTACAATCTATCCAGCAAGAAGTAGAAGTTATGATACAGTCTACCAGATATAATAAAGAATTTTTTAAAAATAATGCTGTGCCTGATGGTATAGTGAGTGTGCCAATGGATGCTGATGAACTAGAACGGTTCAAGTTTGGTTGGGAAACACAGGTTAAAGGAAAACCGCACAAATTAATATTCCATAACAGTGAATCAAGTTTTACACCATTATCACAAAATAATAAAGACATGGAATGGTTAGAAGGACAGAAATGGTACTTTCATTCAATATTCGCAGCTTACGGTTTAAGTCCGCAAGAGGTAGGATTTTATGAGAACAGTAACAGGTCTACTGGAGAATCTCAGGAAAGGATCAGTATTAAGAACGCTATTAAGCCATACCTTACATTAATAAAAGACAAGATTGATCGTGAGATTATAACAGAGATGACTGGCGATGATAAGATAATGTTTAAATGGTTCATTAAAGACGACGTTGCTGAGAAGATTGAACATGAACAATCAATGGCAAAACTTGATCATAAAGTTTACACTATCAATGAAGTGAGAGCTAAGGAAGGATTAGATCCAGTAGAATGGGGAGATGCTCCAGAAGCGCCACCACCTGCCCCTGGTTTAGGTAATCCTAAAGAAGATAATAATGGTGTTCCTGACAAGAAGGAAACAAACAATCCTAAGGAAGCTGAAGAACCAAAAGAACCAAAAAAAAAAGGTAAGGCCCTTTATAAAGGAATAATTGATGCTGGCGAAGATATTATAGATGAGTCAGACGATTATGCTACATTCTTAGAAAAAAAGTTTAAACAGTGGGAATCTAAAGTATTAAAAGTTATAGATGAGGAACTGAAAGGTGAAATTAAAAAAGATTACGTTAATAAAAGCTTCGGCGATTTTGTTTCAAGATTATTTGGCACTATCAATACTACTACTTTCTTTGACTCTGTTAAAAGGGTTGCGAAAAATACTTTCAAGCAAGGTGTTGAGAGCGCTGAGTCAGAACTTAACATGGACATTGGTTTCGACCAGAACATCGATAAGGCGGCAACGCAAGAAGCTAATAAACAAATAAACGGGTTCACAATTGAAGGCAAATTCTGGCCAGGACTTAAAGGAGTTTCTAAACAACTTAACGATGACGTGATGAGTACTGTGCGTGAAGGTATTGATTCTGGTATTGGGTTAACTAAAATTAAAGATAATATTAAGAAAACTTTTGATAATTATACTGGCACTGAAATAACTGAAGGACGAGCTATGAAGATTGCGCGTACTGAGACTAACAGAATGGTTAACGAATCTAAAGAAAAGTCATACCAGAACAGTAACTTGGTTGGTGTTAAAGTGTGGGATTCTTTCGAAGATAACAGGACTTCTGATATTTGTGAAAGATTGGATAAACAGAAAGTTCCGTTAGGACAACCGTTTACTGATCCCAAAACTGGTAAACAATACATGCATCCTCCTTCACATCCTAACTGCAGAAGTGTTATTAGGTTCGTTCAGGAATAATGTATACTATTTTATTTCTTGTTGATATTTGTATATTTGGGTAGTATTTAAATACTCTTTTCGTATTTTTTATATTATGAAAGACGAAATGATAAAAATGTGGATGCCACTGACTAAATCAGTTGATGGCGGATTCGTGGGGATTCTTTCAGATACTTCTATTGATCGTGATGATGAGTTCATGAGTAAGGAATTACTACAAGATTGGGCTCTCAAAGGATCATTACCAATGTTAGCAAACCATGAGAACAAAATGGAGAAATTTGTTGGCGGTTGGAAAAATCTTAAAACTAAAACTGTTAAAGGTCATACTGCATTAGTAGCTGAACCGTTCTTTTTTTCTAAAGAAGCTAGCCCCCTAGCTGCACAAATGAAGAAATTGATTGAAGAAGCTATAGCAAACGGACTTAACCCAGGTATTAGTATTGGGGCTATTCCTAAAGAAGTTGTCGAGAAAGAGTTCGATGATGGGACAAAAAGGCGTGGTTACACTAAAGCTGAACTCGTTGAAGCAACTATTGTTCCTGTACAGTCTAATCGTAATGCATCTTTTGCTGCGGTGGCTAAAAATTTTGATCTTGGGTTAGATAATAAATCTATCAATTTGGAGAATTCTAAAATGACTAATGAAATTAAAAAAGAAGAAAAAATTGAAGCTGTGGAAGCAGTGGAAGTAAAAGCTGAACCTGTGGAAGAAGTTGTAGAAGCAGTTGAAGAGAAAAAAGAAGAACCTGTTGAGGAGAAAAAAGAAGAAGCTGAAGTAGTTGAAGAAGCTAAAGAAGAATCTTTTGACGCTCAGAAGGTTGTAGAAGAGAATAAATCTCTTAATGACGAAGTAACAGTCCTTAAATCCCAAATAGAGGGTTTAGAGAAAAAAAATAAAGAAGCTGTACTAAAAGCTAGTGTTGAAGAGCCAGTAACTAAAGGCGTTGACACTGAACCTTTAACAATTGAAAAAATGTTAAAATTAAGGTACGGTAACTAATATTTGAGAGGAAAAAAGTAAAATGGCATTTGCAAACAATTCAATGTCCAATGCTGAAGCTGGCTACATTTTTGATAGCTGTTTTGGTAAAGCAGGCATTATGGAAGAAGAACTATACTACGACCCAATTAGAAGTCTTGATAAAAGAACTGAAATTGGTGAAGCAATAAAGAAAGATATGATTACAAAAGCAGGACCATCAATTGGTAACACTAGTGGCGGAACATCCACTATTTATTCATTGATGCCATCATTTGTTGATCCAAGTATCGTTGATAAAACTGTAAGAGCTACTCCTTTAGTTAAATTATTACCTAGAAGAGCAGTTAGAGGAAGATCATATATCTACAACTTAATTTCAGCTAAAGCTGGAGCAGCATTCTTAGATGATGACGCACCATTAGCAGATCAAGTTGACACTAGAGACGACGCAAGTACTCAAATGAAGTATTTATACGCTGTTGGAAGAGTAACAGGTCCAGCATTATCATCAGCAGAAGGATTTATTAATTTATTAGCTGAAGATATCAGAGTAAAAACTGCAAGTATGAATGAAGCATTAGAGAACGAAATCGTTAATGGTAACACTACAACTAACGCTAACGGATTCCAAGGTTTAATCCAGTCTATCACTACTAACACTACTGATAACTCAGGAGTTAACGTAACTTTAGAAGAAATTAGATCAGATTTAAACACTTCATTCGAAGCAAACGGTTTTATTGATTTAGCTGTAACTGATGGTTCAACTTTTAATTATATTAAAGGACTATTAATGGACTTCCAAAGAAACGTGGAAAGACCTTCAGGATCAATGGATTTCGGTATCCCAGACGCTTTTATGTTTGACGGTGTTTTATTCATTAAAGACAGATACATGCCAACTACTGCTTCAAGTAGAAGAATAATCTATTTAGATTCAAGATATGTATTCTTAGCAGTATTACAAGATATCACTTTCGAAGAACTTGCTAAAAACAATGATTCACAGAAGTATATGTTGAAATTTTACGGATCTTTAATTGTAACTTTTGAAAGTGCAATGGTACAAAGATACGGATTAGCGTAAGGAGGTAATGGAAAATGACAGCAACAAGTATTTTAAAAAGTTGGGAAATTGCTCCTAACAGTGGTCTTAAAAGTTTGTTATTTATTACTCCGAATACTGCGGACGCAACTAATACACTAGAAATCACATTAACTGATTACGGTATTTCAGCAACAGGCTTATTAGTTGTTGAGAGTTGGGTTCATACTGCTGATGGTAGTATTATAACAACAGAATTAAACACATGCGCAGTAAGTTCAGGAGTATTAACTGTAACTATTGCAGCTGGTACTGATGACGACATGAGGGTAGTCCAAGTTATTGGAAGATCAACTCCTGGAGTGTTCGTATAAAATGACAGCAACAAGTATTTTGAAAAGTTGGGAATTATTTCCTAACCGTGATTTGAAAACAGTTATCTTTCAAACACCGAATACTGCGGATGAGAATGATACTTTTACAGTTACATTGGCTGATTATGGTATTTCACCAACAGGCCTTTTAACTATTAGAAGTTGGGTTCATACAACAAGCGGAAGCACTATCGTTACTGATATTGCTACTTGTTCAGTAACTGCTGGAGTTGCAACAATAACAGTTCAGAGTGCTAACTCAAACGCAGTTAGGGTTGTTGAGCTTGTTGGAAGAGCAACAACTGGAGTATTCGTATAAGTTTAATTATTTTTTTTTATTTTTATCATTTATTAAAATTTTATTACCACGATTTAATTGACGTGACGGAGAGGAAAAGAAAATGGCACATGGAATACCAACATTAGAAACAAGAAATTGGAAATTTAAAAAAGATGTTCAAACAGTGGGACACTTTATTAGAGAACCATCAAGATATTATTTAGAAGAATTTTTTAAACAAGCACCTTTAGAAGATAGTGATATAGCTGTTAATGCTAATCTAGACTTTGAAGTATTAGGAACTAACATGACTAGTACATTAAGTACATTCTCTACAACTGTAGCAGGAATTACTTTAACAACTGCTGGTGCTGATAACGATCAAGGTTATGTATGCCCTCATTTGGACACTAAACAAACTGCATGGACTAACACTTTATGGGGTACTGAGAACCAAGTAATTTGGGAAGCTGCAGTTAAAACTGATAGCGCAATCGCAACTACATTATTATGGGCAGGTTTAAAATTAACTTATGATCCTACTGTAGCTACTGATGCTGATCAAGTATATTTTAGATACTCTACTGATGATGCAGATACTAACTGGGAAATTGTTAGTTCTATAGGTGGCGTTGATACTACTACTGATAGTGGAGTAGCTGTTGCTGCAAGTACAGTATATTTATTTAGAATTGAGATTGATTCAGACAGAAAGGCAAGCTTCTTTATTAACGATGTACACATATACAAGACTGCTGCTTTGACTGATGATGTAGACTTTATTCCATACATTGGAGTACAAGCTTTAGCTGCTGCTGCTCGTAGTGTATTAATTGGTTACGAGAAAATTAGTAGAACAATTTATGAATAATTTTTTTATTTTTATTTATTTTTTTATATTACAATTATAGTGAGGTATAACAATGAAATTAAAAAATAAGGTTTTCAATCTAAAGGTTAAAGATAAAAAAGCATTAGATCCTAACGATTGTAAATGGTACACATTTAAGCAAGGACAGATAGTTCCTGGTGAATTAATAGAAATTGCGAAATTACAGGGCGCAGAATTAGAAGAAGAAGTAATAGAAGTAGTAGAGTTAGTAGAAAAGAAAGAAAAAGTAGAGAAAAAGAAACCTGTTAAAAAAGTAGTAAAGAAAATAGTAAAAAAAGTTAGCAAGAAAAAGGCTAAGTAAATCATAATTATGCGGCGAGCCTTCCTCAGGCAGCCGATGATAATAATTAAAGAGGGGAAAACAAAATGGGATTAAATGATAGAAAATTTTCAAGTTTAGTAGAAAATAACAAGACAGCGGCAGAGAACGCTTTAAATATTCCTTATGCTCAAGTAGGCGCAGGATTATATACTAGTTCAGCTCCAACATTAGCTAACGGAGATTACGGATTCTTAAGAGTAGACTCAGATGGTAAACTTCTTACTACAGCATCAATCTCTGGAGATGTAAATGTTGACAATACAAGTTTAAGTACTGATGGTTTGGTTGGTAAAGCTAGCGGAACTAACGCAGACTTTACTACAGCTTATGCAAGTGCAACAACTTTAACATGTTCAACTTTACCAACAGGAGTGGCATCAATAGAAGCTGACGATGTTGTAAGTATTCAACAAGTAGCTACTGCAGGTTCAGTAACTGAAACATATACAAGAGATGATATTACATTAACTTCAGCTGGGACAGATCCTACAACTTTAACAGTTGCTGGCGCTGCATTCGTTAACACTGATACTTTCATTGTAACAACTAGTATTGCAAGAGCATTAGATGGTAGTGGATATTCTGCAAGTTCAAACGCTGATAGAGTAGAAGAAGTTGATCCATTAGACCAGCATTATGTTGGTGATTCATTAGTTGACACTACTAACATTAGTGCAGCAACACATTATTATCCAAGTGCTACAGGAATGAGTATAGATAGCTATAAAGATCTAAGTGTCTCAGGAAAATTTATTGACGCTGACGGTACATTAACTTTAACTATTGAAATGATGAACGATGAAGATACTACATCAGGCGACTGGATACAAGTATATGCTTATGATGACAAAAATAATACAACTACTAATAGTTGGACAGTAACTAACGGTACATTAACTTTCGCTAATTCATTCAATGAGGCTAACTATAAGCATGCAAGAGTAAAAGTTGTTGCTTCTGGGGCTACTAACACTGTAATAGTAAAAGCTAGAAGAAAGGCGTTATAAGGGTGAATTAAGATGCTACCAAAAGGAACTATAAGAAGGGTTAGTGCATCCGCACAACCAACTGCTAGCGTTAACGAATTATTAATCTGGAGAGATCCGGATGATAATAAAACTTATCTTGTAATTAATGATGCAGATGAAGGTGCTAGAAAAATAGAATTAGTATAAAGGTGATTATTATGGACGATACAAATACAAAAACAAGTGAGAATATTCTAGTTAACGGGAAACTAGAAGAAGTTAAATTAAAGATTAAAGAATTATGGGACGAATGTTCAACAAAAAAAGAATTAGCTGATCGTATTGAGAATGGATATATTTTTGGTGAGTTTGCTAATAATGAACATTTCCAACCTAACGAAATAATGGGTTTAGTTAAAAATTTTGGTACAATTAAAGCTAATAAATTAATTGTAAAAGAAGATACAACTGGTTTATTATTTTTATCAGAAGATGAATTAACAATACTATATAAATGTGGAGTTTGCAAAAAATATCCATGTGAATGTGAAATTAAGGAGTAAAATATAAAAATGTTAAACCCACCAAATGTATTAAACCCAGCGCAGTCAGTAACTGTAGCTAAATCTGGAGCAGATTTTACTTCAATACAGTCAGCGATAGACTCAATTACTGATGCATCATCTAGTAAGTACTATACTATTGAAATTTATCCAGGAGAATATACAGAAAATCTTGTATTAAAAAATTATGTTAATTTGAATGGTGTTGGTATTGCTAACGGTCTTTCAGTGATAGGAACGTCTGGATCATTGCTTACAATTCCTAGTACTTTTGTTAGATGTGAGAATATACTTTTTAACATGAATCCTACAGCTAATGGTTCAAAAATTATTGATTCATCAGCAGGTGGCTATTGTCAATTTAATAATTGTGGGCTTTTTGTTACATCTTCAACTAACGGAATAACTGGTAATATTTCGACAACATCTTCTAGTGGAACAACAGCTTTTATTGATTGTGGTTATTTTTATACAATGACTGGGACAGATGCTGGTTCAAATACTCATAATTTAATAGTACAAGAAAATACTTCGGTATTTACTATTGATAGGGCTAATATACAAGTTAATATTTCAGACGCAGATGATGATATTAATATATATACTGATTCGTCTACAGGTAATGCTACTGTTATTGGTGCATTAGTATCACTTAACGCTAATAGTGCTACATATTCAGGGACAGCTTCAGTTTTCAAACATACAGGAACTGGGATATTAAAACTTGATACTAGATCTTCTATTTCTGTTACTAGTGCCGGTAATGGTATTGGACAAATATTTGATATAGATACAGATACTAACGATGGAATAATAAATTCATCCTCTAATACTTTTAGTGTTACAGGATTTGCTACTAATTATTTAGCTGATGTAGCAATAGGCGATACATTAAATTCTATTTCAGATATTATAACTGCTGCAAATAATACAACAGGAGCAGGAGTAGTAAATTTTGTAAACTCACAAGAATATGGACAAGTTCAAATTACAGGTGGTGGAGCTTTCACTATAGATACTCAAAATGAATGGCATGCTTTTAGTACACCGGCAACAGGATTAACTTCGAGTAATGTAGATGTTGATCAAGGTTCAACTGGTGCTATAACAAATACGGCAGATAACGGTGGCGTTTTAAGATGCACTGATGTTGATCATGGTTTAGTTAGTGGTGATTTTGTCACATTAACTGGTATGGGTGATGCTGCGCATGATGGTGTTACTCAAATAACAGTTATCAATGCAGATACTTTTGATTGTGATGATATAGCTTGGAGTTCCAATGCGGATACTGGAACTTGGCATCATGGAAGTCATATTGTACCATTAAGACGTGGAGCTTATCGTGTCGATTATTCATTTTCTGTATCATCAGTGGCTGTTAACCAAGTATTTGATTTTGTTGTATTCAAAAATACATCAACAGTATCAGGAACACAAATACAGAGAAAATTCTCAGCAGGTGGGGATGTTGGAGCATTGGCAGGAACAGGAGTTGTTTTCTTGGAAAAAGATGACCATTTATTTTTTGCAGTCAGAAACACTACAGGAACAGGAAACGTGACAATATCAGAAGGTGCTTTTAATATAAGTAAAGTATCATAAAATATCATAAAGAATAAGGGAGAATAAATAAAAATGACATTACTTACTAAAAATAGTTTAGGAGCGGAGAGAGAAAGAGGATTACGGTTCGTTGAGAAGTTTAGGAATACTGAGGAAGTTGTGAATAATGGTGGAACTATTACAGGTGCTCCAGTTATAAATAATGGTGCTACTTTTGATGGAGCTAATGATTCTTTAAAATATGCAGAACATAATGAAGTTAGTAATAACGAATTATCTGTATTTATTAAAGTAAAAATAGCAAATACTGCTTCATCTTCAATATTTAGTCATTATGATACTGGTGCAAATGAAAGAGGTTGGTTGATTAGATTAGTAAGTAATAAAATGGTTGTCTACTTAGCTGACATTACAGAGGCAGGTACTGGTTACTCTAAAAAATACGATTCATCAATAATAATAGTAGATGGTGAAGAACACTTGATAGGTTTTGTTTGGAATGGGACTACTCTTAATTTATATGTTGATGGTGTTAAAGATACTTCAGTTGATAAAGACAAAGATGACTCTATTACAGAATTGTATCAATCAAAATCAAGTATCGCTATCGGTAGTCAATTAACTAGTGAATCTCCTAGTGCATTTTTTGAAGGACAGGGTAATGATGCAAGGATATTTAAAGAAGCATTAACAGCTCAAGAAATATTAGACTATTATAATAACGACGTTTTTAATTATGAAGATAAAGCAGATTTAAACCTTCCTATGGGAATGGCACAGCATGACCCTAGTTATGACGACCCTACTCAGTTATTGGTTGATGGAGATATGGAGGCTGTTGGAACAGGTGATTGGGCTGCTGTTGATTCAACTCTTTCTAAAGTTTCTTCAACATTAGGTGGTGGAACACAAGCATTAAGAGTTACAGCAACAGGTGCTACTTATTGGGCTAGTCAAGCAATTTTAACAATTGGGAAAACTTATAGAGTTACTGGTTATACAAGAAGTGATGGTTCAGAAATTCCAAAAGTATTGATGGGTGGAGTAGCGTCTTTATGGATAGGTACTAATTCTACTAGTTGGCAATATTTTGATGTGGTATTAGAAGCTAAAACAAGCACTACATTTTTCTTAGGGTCTACTGGTTCATCAGGTTATGTAGAATTTAATGAAGTTACAGTTACAGATGTAAAACCTCATACATTGGATGTTTCAGGAAATGGTAATCATGCTCAATTAGGAGATGGAAGCACAGCAGGTACTTTCCCTACAAAACTTACAGAACGTCATGGATATGATGTTGACGGCACAGCTCAATACTTCAATATAGATAAAAGTGCAATGGCTGATTGTTATACTAATAATGCTATTAGTTATATCGCTTTAGTTACTCCTGAAACATTAAGTCAATCTTACCCTTCAATTTTTGCAGTATCAAAGACCTCCACAGAAAAACATTTATTTATAATTAAATATAACACTGCTGGGAATACTGATGATATGTCTGTAATACTTAATATTGACGGGGTAAGAAGAGATTCTCATTCCAATATTCGTATACAGGATGGATTAACCACTACTGCTGGCTTTAGTTGGGATGGAGAAAATGTAAAAATATTCTTAGGAGGTAAATTGGTTTATACAAATACTGCTTATTCTGGTAATCTAACAGATCTAGATTCAAATATAACTCTTGGTAGAGAAATTTCTTATTATTATAAAGGTAAAATGGGAACTGGAGAATTATTTTCACAAGCACTTACTCCAATGCAAGTTAAAGACCTGCACGCAAGATTAATGAAGAAGGTGAACAAAAAATGAGCGGTATATTTAAAACAATAGATGACAGTGAAATAATATTATATGCAGATTTCAGGGATGGTACTTTTGTAGATAAGTCAGGGAATTATACAATCGCTAAAAGTGGAACTATTAATTTAAATAATACAGGAGCTGTAATGGGTACTACTTCGCAGTTTACCTGTGCTAACGTAGCTATAGGAACAGGCGATTTTACTCAAATTGTTAGTGCTGAAGTTTATAGTGATAATGTTAGTGGTGAACAATTACGTACTTTAAGTGGTGCTTCTGCAACTAATAGAGGTATACATATTTATCTTGGTGCAGTTATAGTTAGAATTGATGGAACTTCTTATACTGATGTAGGTACAGATTATGCTTTAGGTAAAAAAATGAATATTGCTGTAACTGCCGATAGAGATGGAGATTTAACATATTTTCAAGATGGTTTAGAATATGGAACACCTGACGATATTAGTGCAAAAAGTGCTTACGATTTAACTTTTAATGGAACACTATTCACGGAATATGGTGCTGATAATAGAAGAAAAGCATATTATCAATTAATTGTTAATCGTGTATTAACAGAATCAGAAGTTGCTCAACTAACAGCAGAACTGGAAGCAATTAAATTTCCTAAAAAGACAATAGGGAGAGCTAAGGCAGATAATGAACCTGGTAATCCTAAGGCAAATGAAATAGCTGATGGTGATATGGAGACTGCTGGGGTAGGAGATTGGACTCCTATTAGTTCAGCAATACTTTCAAAACAAACTAGTTCCCTTGGTGGCGGAACTCAATGTATTAGAGTATTCGAAGCTTCTTCATATGCTTCAGCAATACAACAGGTACTGACTGTTGGGAAAACTTATCATGTTACTGGTTATGCTAGAAGTGATGGTGTAGCAACTCCTTATTGCTCTGTAACAAGTTCTGCGAGCTGGACTGGAACAACCTCTACAGATTGGCAATATTTTGAATTTACAGCTACTGCTGAGAATACATATTTTGATATTTATAAATTAGCTGTTGGGGATTATGCAGAGTTTGATGACATTCTTGTTCAGGAGATAGGTAAAACATATCTTGATGTACAATTCAAAACAGACTTTGGAGCTTTAGCAAATGAAAGAACTATAACTAGCGGGTTTATTGAGAATACACCGTTTGAAGTGCAAAGTGGTTCATTTAAGGTTATAGATGATACTATTGATGGACAAGATGTAAAAGCTATTGAATGTGTAACTGCTGGCATATTTAGTATACCTACAAGTTATTTTCATGAATCACCAACCAATTCTGCTTATGGAGAGTTTGAATGGTATTTGAAAAAACCTGATGCTTCTGGTGTATTAATAATGTTAATAGCAGACGTAAATGGTGCATGGAATTCCTCAGGACAAGACGGTTATTTGTTTGAAATAACTTCAAGCGAAGGTATGAGAGTTCATACAATTACAAATGGTGCTGGTGCTGGAACTAGTTTATTAGCGGCTGATGGATATGTGCCTATAAACGTTTTTAATAAATTTAATTTTACTAGGACAGACGCTGGTGTAGGTACTTTATATATGAATGATGTTTTAGTAAGTGTTGCTGGAGGTAGTGGTTCAAATCCATTTACGGAGAATACACATACAATATCAGATTATATGACTTTTGATTTAGATGCTGGAGATAAAATTTCATTAGGAGCTTTAAACGGAGACAAAGGTTTACTTAAAAAATGAAAGATAAAAAACTTTTTTTATTAACTTTTTTTGTATTATTTTTGCTCCTAGTACATTTTTCTACTGCTGCTGAGTACTACTGCGAAGAAAGAAACATGGTTGCAGAGTGTGACAGTTTTAGTAGTTATTATAGTTTAGCTAACGGGAAATGCATCAATACTATTGATGGCAACAAATTATGTTCGTCTGGTTGGTCACAAGAAAATAGTATAGTATCGAATAGTCCTAAAGACGGCTTAGCTTATTATGTTGACATGGTAAGAGAACAAGGCGCAGTAACAGTGATAGTAGCATTATTTTTTTATATAATGTATTTAGTTATAAGCACTGGACATAAATATTTGATAGCATTAATTGATAAAAAGTTGAAAAGAAGAAATTTTGATCTAATGAAACATCCGGTACATTCACGTATTGACTACTGGTTAAAGTTTAAGATCACTCATTTACAGATACAAAGTGATTTCCGTAGAGAAGTTATTTCAGACTTTTTGCAAGTAAAATTAAGCACATGGAAGATTCATTTACTTTCATTATCACAATTAAATAATATTAACAAACTTTCAATAGAAGAATTAGAAATTAAAATCTTGGAAGATTTGGACAGAGCAATCACTGAGTATAACAAGAAATGTGAAAATCAAGGAATTCCTAAAATGTTTATAGAAAAATTCAATGAATGGCACATGGACAAAGTTGAAGACACATATAAAAGAATTACTCAGATTTGTCAGAGCAGTTTTTATATTAATAATAAACATAAAATTGGCGCAGTATTAGACAAGTATATGGACGCTTTAAACGCTACAATAATAGACGCGGAACGTACGTTGCAAGATGTTAACGGCGAAATGAAAGGACAGAAGTATAAAGGTTTAACTTGTAAAAAATAATAATATAGGTGAATAAAATGGTATATGCAAATAATTTACAATGGGTGGAACGAAGTGGATTAGGACTTCGTATTGTTGACGAGAATGTTGGCACTGGTGATGATTCAGAGACTGACTTCGATTTAGATAATGATAATGTTATTGGTGGTTCTTATGTAATATCTTATGCTGCTAGCGGGAGTAACACGTTTACTCCATTAACAGAGACTACTCATTACACTCTTGATAAAGAAAGTGGTAGAATAGTGTTAACTGGTACAGGAGTAACAGCTGTAAGTACTAACATAATATATGCAACATATTGGTACACTGATATTTTTAATGATAGTGTTGTTACTGATCTTCTTGCAGTGGCAGATGAAGAAGTTGACAAACTAACAGGACAAACATGGGACGGTCCTACAAGTTTTACTGAATATATTGATGGAAGAAAACGTAGCGGATATCCTACAACTGACCAGCCTTACGCTAAAGACTGGGACGCACCAGACACAATAGTATTAAAACATTTTAATGTTACTGCTATAGATTTTGTTTATTTCCTTAACAATCCTCAACAGATAGGAAAATTTTTTAATTATGATGCTGGAACAGCAGCTTATACTGATAAGACTGATAATGCTAACAGTTTCACTGAAGCACCATTCTTATTATTCGATGATGCTGCAGCAGTTAACGATTATGTATACATTGGATCATCCAACGTTTTCATGGGACTACAGACAACTCTTAGTACAGTTGGTACAGGAAGTCCGGTAATCGATTGGGAGTATTATAACGGCAGTTCTTGGACAGATATTACCGAAACTGATGTAGACTCTGGAGCAAGCACATTCACAGCTTCTGGTACGTTTACTTGGGTTTATCCGTACGGTTGGGCACAGACTTCTGTTAACAGTGAAAGTAAATATTGGATAAGAGGAAAGTTGACTACAGGTTATACAGTAGATCCAGCATGTTCAGTGATGAGTATGAAGGACAGCGTGTCAGCAATAATTGAACCTTACCAATTTGTATTCGATAGTAACGGAGTATTATCATTCACAGGATCAAGAATTTCAAGCGGTACTAATAATATTAGAGTAGATTATAAGCATGGAAGAACAAGCACTCCAGGTTATATCACAGAATTAACAGTATTATTGGCATCAGTAAAAGCTTACGTTAACCTTTCAGGAGGATCATATGATGATGCTACAAGTTATACTTTAGGAAGTAAGAGCGTAACTATTGGTGAAGTATACGTAAACATCAGAGAAGTAATTTCACAATTTAAGTCTCGTATAGATGAGATATTAAACATGGTTGGGAAAAGAGCTAAAGTGGTGGCGATCTAGATGGTTAGAGCAAGAATAACTTCTGATCATGCCAAAATTAATCGTGACAAAACTTCTGACATGATTAATAAAGTTTTTGGTAGAACTTTAACTCTTCGTGTTGTGACAGAAACTAAGGATGACATAGGTCAACTTAGCGGTAGATCAACATCAGATACAACATTCAAAGGAGATTTACAGTTCGGGTTAGACTTAGATCAAAGATATTTAACAACAGGTATAGTCGAAGTGGGAGATGGCGTTTTGTATGTTCACCCGGATGCTATCAACCCACTACCCGAACCTCAAGATATCATAATTGATGGTGACAGTAGGTGGGAAATAGTTGCTGGAATTGAAGCACCTGAGCTTGGTGGTACAGTGTGCCACTTTTCTTATAGATGTAAACGAAGACCAATGAAGGATGATACGAAAGAATGATCCTAAACTAAACATTTAAATATTAGAAAACTCATCCTTTATTTATGGTTTACGATAAAGAAAAAAAAAGACAATATTATCTAAAGAATAAAGAACACATAAAAGCTAGAGTTAAAAGAAATAGAGAGAAAAATCAAGAAGTAATGAAATTATGGCGAGAAAAAAATAAAGAATATATAAGAGAATATAAAAAAGAATATAAAAAAAAATATAGACAGGAAAATAAAGAAAAAATAAGTGAATATGGGAAAAAATATTATAAAGAGCATAAAGAACAAGAATTATTAAGAACAAGAAACTGGGAGTTAGTTAATCATGAGAGGGTTAAAGAGCTAAAAATAAAAGGTGCTAAAGTTATGCGAGAAAAATATCCTGAAAAAATGTATGCTAGAAATATGTCAAGAGCTATAAAAATATCGGGATTATGTGTAATATGTAAACAAGAAAAAGCAATAGAAAAACACCATCCGGATTATGACGAGCCTATGAATGTTGTATTTCTTTGTAAACAATGTCATGTTAAAATACATAAAAATGGAAATAAAATTTAATGGTCAAACATATCTTATAACTAATTGGGACGAGTTCTCAGAAAAGTTGTTAACTTCGATAGGTTTTCAGTTAGAGAACGAGATTGTTCAACAAATTAATAAAGAACGTCTCGTTGATACTGGACAGTTCAAACGTAGCCTTAACATTGAAGTGATAAATAATGAACTGATCGTATCTTCTGATGCTCCGTACGCTAAATATATTGAGTATGGGACTGCTGGACGAAAGAAGGGAGTAGTTGATCCGTTCGGAGAAAGTAGTAGTGGACCAAACCCTACCAGAAAAATGCCGTTAACTGAAGAACTTAAAGCGTGGGCTTCACGTCATGGGTTTGATAATAACGAATATTTCGCTCTAGCTAAAAGTATCCAGGAGAATGGTACAGAACCAAGAGCTCCTTTCCGTAAGGTATGGTACAATGATCAATTAATGGCTAGGGCTATAAATAATTCTTTTAAAATGATTAGATAGTTTAAATTTTTTGGGTAGTATTTAAATACTCAGTTACTTTTTATTATTAATATGAAGCAGTGTGATGTTTCATTTTTTTACTAATGCCAGGTGAGGCTGTATGACGCAAATAAAGATAGAACCAGATAGAATAATTAGCAATTTCTTAAGACTACGGGTTACTGATATTAATACTACGCGTTCTGGCGCTGGCAATCCATTCGTTTTTCCAGATTATCCAAGAATTAAAAATATAGGAGATAGTGATTGGCCTAGAGTTGGAGTAACTTTATTATCAGAAAGTGCTGATCCTTTAGGAGTAAACGATGACGATCAATTAGATACTTTAACTTTTCAAATAGATGTTATGACAAAGAAAGGAATAACTTTTAATGTGACTACTACTGATGAAGCAGTTGGTATAGTCGCTTCAACAATTAATACTGACAGAATAACATTAGAAACAGTGCCAAACACTATAACTAATATTAAACATGCAGGTTCTGCTTTTGGTACATTGACAGCTAAAGATACTGATGCTGATTTTACTGCTCCAGGAAGTTTAGCAGCAGGTACAGTTGAATGGAGTAGGAGTACAGGAAACTTAAACTTTAGTGCTGCAGATGTTGCATCTTATGATACTCAAGCAATAACATCAACTTATGTAGTATTCATGGAAGGAAAGAAATGTGTTCAATACATATCACGAGAAATAGCAAAAGCTATGAGAAGCGATTGGAGAACATACCTTGTTGGATTATTTGATCCAAGAAAAATTAATAATATACCGCAAGCATTAGATGAAGATCTTGGTCTTTACAGGCAAACAATGGAATACCAATGTAAAATGTTTAATGCTGGTGAAGGAATCTGAGGATAAAAAAATGGCTAGAGTAATATTTAACGGCGCAAATAGCGCAATTCATGCTGATGATGAGACTGGTTTTAGGACTGGTGCATCGATCACTACAGCGAAATGGCTGGGAAAAGTTAACAGTGCATCGCTTACTTTTGATAATAGTTTACAAACAAGTCAAGGTATTGGGGAAGGACTTAATTTATCTAACGTAAAGGAAGGACTATTCACTGCTGGTGTTTCTATCAACGGTGAAGTAGTAAGTTTTTCAAAGTTCGCTAGAATGTTTGGTACTTCTACAGGAGACGACGACGATGGTACTATTACTGAGAGCGATTCAATTGATTATTCAACTGGTAGGGTTACTTCTACTGTAGAGCTTGGTAATTCTGATGGTAGCGGACAAATTTTTGACGTTACTGGATGTGTATGGCAATCATTATCATTCGAAGGAACACGTGGTAGTCCCGTATCATTTTCTATTGGTATGACTGGAGCTAGCGTTTTACGTAGTACTGGTAGCTCTGTGGGTTATGCTTATGGAACACAAACACCGTTCATGGCACATTCTGCTACATTAAAGAATGGGTCTGATAGTATTAATATAAGATCATTCTCATGGTCTGTTAATAATGAAGGATCAGCTTTAATTTATGATATTAATTCCAGGCTTGCAAGTTATTGGCAAACTGGAAACAGAAGATACAATTTTACTTATACATTAGTTTATGATACTAACAGTGCAGCTAACACTATTGATGGTTCAGAATTAATCAGTTATTTCTTTGGTAGTTCTAGTGCTGATGCACCTATTACAACATTAGATCCTACAGCTTTAGATCTAGTATTAGAAATAAGCGAAGGAGCAGTGGCTGGAGACAGAACAGTATTATTACAATTAGATGATTGTTTTTTAACTAATTGGTCACATCCGGTGGCAGTTGGTGACGGTACAACAGAGATTACAGTTAGTGGTATTGCGTTGAGCGGTAAAAGTGATACAGGATTAAAACCTATTACTTGGAGTACTGCAACATAAACATTTTTTATTATAGGGTGAACAACTATGGAAAAATCAACAAAAATAATATGGAACGATAAAGAAGAAGAAGTCGTTATGAAAAGTTTAGTTTGGGGAGTTATAAGAAAATCATTGGAGAAAAGTTTTATTAATGATAGACTTGATAAAGGATTACAGAGACAACATCAAATTTTGATGACAATAGTAAAATCTCCTGAAGGATTTCCTACAACTATTGAAGGATTAGATGAAGTAGAATATATTGAAGTAGGAGAACCTATAGATATATTATTCAATGAATTAAACACCTTAAAAAAAAAGATAAACTAGAGATTAATGCTTTCATTTGGAACACTAACACAAAAATTAATAATCCAAGAGTAATTATCTCGTTGAGAGATAGATCATATATTAAAAATTATGGTCTGCAATATTTGCCTTTAGATGAAACTCCATTTTATGAGTTAGAAGTTTGGCAACATTTCGATAATTGTTTGATTAAAAAACAAGAATTTGATATTGAAAGTAAAAAGAATATGGGGACAAAATGGTAGAACCAACTATTAAAGCAAAATTAATACTGGAACCTGTAGGTGGTGCTGGTGCAGCAGGAGCTGGCGGAGCAGCAGGAGCAGTAGGAGAAACAGCTACTCAAGCTAGTAAGCGTTCTCGTGCTGATGATGCTATGATTAGATTTCTTCCCGGTATTTTTGGGAAACTTGGTTCTATTGGAAAATTCTTTGGAGTAGGTACTGGACTTACTTTTGCGGCAGCATTAGTTGGAGCAATAACTGGACAAATAGCTGCACAATCAGGCCAAACACCAAGCCAGGTTGCTGGTGGTATGGGTTTTGGTGGATTGACTGGCGGTAATAAAGATCTTATAAATAAATGGATGGGAGTTGGTCAAGAAAATTATATTACAGGTAGAGGCGGAGAAGAAGTTCTGGGAGGATTAAAACAAACTAATCCAGAGGTTCAGAAAGCTAACGATTTACTAAAAGAAACTGGAGTGATATTTGATGATGCTTCAGGTACAACATTATTATTAAACTTACAAATGGCTGCACTGATGGATACTTCAGATAGTGCAGAAACTGGTCTAAAATCTTTAACTGAAACATTAGCAGAATTAACAGTAGAAGCTCCAAAAGTTTCAATAGCTATAGGAGAAATTGTTAACGGAATGCGTGGTATAGGTGGTGGCAGAGCTGCACAACGTACAAGTTCAAGGATGACATCTCATGAGAGAGCTTACGCTGCAGAAGTTAAAGGCAAAGCTGATAGGTCAGGTTTTGATGTTGGTGGATTTTTAAAAAATATACCTAGTCATCAAGTTCCTCCATCATTCTTAGAAAAAAATAAAACAGGTGGATAGAAGATGACTCAAGTTCAATTAGAAGATGCTACACAATTTAATACTGCATCAAAAAATAAAATAATTAATTATTCTGAAAATAGTGATACAGGTATTATCCCTGCAGCTATTCCATTATTAGATAGTGCTAATGCTTTAGCTTTCAATGTTATGGGAAAAAGTGTTACAGTAACTATTGATGGAGAATTTATTTCTAGTGATGCTGATATTAATACATTCATCACAGAGATTACTACAGACTGGTTCGATAAAAGTTGGTTTGTTAGTGGTAATACTCAAACAAAAGAACTTACTAGACCAATAGGATCAAGTTATGATGTTAAACCAGTAACTTTTTCATGGGACAGAAATGTGAGGATACCTGGTAAAATAACTTATCAATTAACTTTAATGAGGGCTAAAAACTTAACTTTGGCATCTTAGAATGATTGAAAACTGGTATAACAAATTAACCATAGGAGGAGTTGACGTTGTTGCTAGTGGGTATCTTGTAACTTACAGGATTACTGATACAAGGAACGATGAATATAGTAGAGCAATTATTACTTTAACCCCTGAAGCTAAGTCAGAAATTAATATTGATGAAGACCAAGAAATTGTTGTTACCAGAGGAATTGATGGTTACGATGAAGAAACAATATTCAGGGGAAGCCTTGTATCCTTTAAAGATGATAACGTATATTTAGAAATTACAGCATATTCAAAAGAATGGGAACTAGGAAAGATTACAGCTACCACAACTTTTGATAAAGATATTGATTCTGAAGCAGGAAAGATTAGTGCTATCGCTGAAACATTAATAACAGATTTTACAGATTTTACTGCATATAATTTTGTTGATTCTGGAACAACTATGGTAATTGACAGATTTATTCTTAACCAAGATATTATAGGAGAAAGAATTAACAAACTTCGTGAAGCTCTTAACTGGCAGTTCTATTATGATATGAATAATGACGGCTTTGTGTTTGAACCAATAGGAACAACAGAACTTGGTACAACATTACAGACAGGAATAAACATTTTAAATAAAGTAGTTTTCGATTATGATAAAGAAGACATGGTTAACAGGCTTACAATTATTGGTGGTTCTCAAGAAATAGAAACAACAGAGTCAGGACAGATTGGAGTTACTACTGGATATAATACTACAGACGTTACTCTAACATTTTCTCCAGTTAGTGTGAAAGTATTCGCTGATGCTGGTAATCCTGCAACTACATTAAGAGCAGGTGGTATAGAAAACAGTTCTGATGATTTTGATTATATAGTTGACACGCAAAATAATAAAATTGTATGGTCAGATACTTATACTCCAGGTGGAGCTGATTTTGTAGAAATTAGATATTCTTATCAGGCGCCTATTAAAGTAACTGGACAAGATGATGATAGTGTTGATACTCATAATATTAGGGAAGGAGTTGAAACGTATAAAGATATAGTAACTGTTGCTGATGCAATTGAAAGATTAAACGAAAGACTGGCTGAACTTGTTAAGATTGAGAAACGTGCTGATGTTATGATTTCGGGAATTTTGGGATTAAAAGCTGGGAGTCAAGTTGAAATTATTGATACTTCTATAAGTGTTGACGAAGTTTTAGTAATAGATAAAGTTATTTATCAGTTCCCTGAACCTTACGATAAAGTTGAATTAGGTATAGAAAAAATTAATCAACGAGATTATATGAATAATGTTAATGATCGTATAAGAAGATTAGAGAGAGAAAGTGCAAGAAATCAGGACGTTATTGCTCAGGTTGTATCAAAGAACAGAGACATTAAACCTGGAAGACGTTATGCTGCAATGGAAACAAAGTCTATAACTGATGATACTATACTTATTTGGGACCATCCAACTCAAGGAAATTGGGATGAAGAAAATTGGGGTGGTGATGCTTTCGGTAGTGCTACAACATCAAAATTAGTTCAAGGGAAAATGACTTATGATGAGTATGGTTATGATACAGATTTCCATGATTCTGTTAATAGTACTGCAACTTTTGACACAACAAACCAAAGAATAGATTTTACTAGTGGACAAGTTTGGTACTCAGAAGCAATAGACATAGGAACAACATTGTCAGCTATTACTGTAACTTTGGGAACTCTTACTGGCACAGTTAAGATTGAAGTTAGCGGAGACGGTAAAGGTACTTGGGAAGAAGTAACCAGCGGAGTTAGAGCAATATTTGCTTCTAATGATGGTACTGGAACATATATCAGGATAACAGAAGATGCGGCAACTACTGCACGAATAGAAAATACTTTTGATGATTTTGGAGATTATACTGCTTCAATAGTTAGAGGATTTATGGAAGAATAAGAAAATGGCAAACGGATCAATAATTACGGACTCAGGAAAAAAAATAATACTTAACAGGTCATATAGTTCATCACCAGATTATACAGTAGTTTCAAGGTTTAAGGTTGGAATTAGTAACGATACTCCTAACATTGCAGACACAGATTTGGATGTTGCTATACCAATAACTGATGGTACAGTGAACGATGATGGGGATAACCAATTAACTGGAAGTGACGGTGGAGATAACACTACAGATAATGCTGTTACATATAAACCTGGTGCAGGGGTTACAGATAATAAAGCACAAAACCTTATAGCTAACGGTACTGACGCTACAAAAACATGGACAATAGCAAACTTGGCAGCTTTAGGTACTGTTATGACAGCTACTGAACCATTCAGTTTATGGGTCTATATTAAAGATGCTACAGCTTACGCTAAATTATTATCAGCAGGCACAGCGTTACAAATTAGGTTTAGAACTAACGGTGATGCTGCGAACTTATCATATTTATATAGCAGAACAGCTGCACAATTATCTACAGGATGGAACTTAGTAACTAGCGGGACAACTGCTGTTAACGGGTTAACTGAAGGAGCTGGTGGACCACCTAGCGGAGCTTTGAACGAATTTGTTATAGAGATGACAACTAATAATGCTACTGACACTTTTGTTGCTGGCGATACTATTTACGATTTATTAAGACAATGGGCTGAAAGTGATCTGTTTAAAAATTTTGTGACAGGGTATCCAAATATTACTGAAGCAAGTTTGAACGTAGAGTATAGAGGATTCTTGACAACTACTGAAGCTAATGGTTATGATCTTAACGGATTAGGAATATTTAATACAGATGGTACGGCAAAGATGCATTCAGAAGATACGCATACAGCGATCAGTAAATCTAACACTGAACAAATAACTTACATAATTAAGGATAGAATAATTTAAAAAATAGTTTAAAATATAAAGGTGAATAAAAAAAATGGCATTCGATAAATTTTCAAGCGGAACAACAGCAGTGGCTGATGAAGTTAACCAAGTAACAGAAATAGGAAGAAGGAAATCGTTAAACTCAATAAGAAATATTATAAATAGTCTGAATATTATAGGGCAAACCAAAAAATATCAAATTGCTGATGCAAGAAGTAGTGTTAGAGAAGGACATCAATATGAAATGGGATGTATGTTTTCTGAAGACATTGCTCCAACCAGCACTAATTGTACATTCCATGAAGATGAAGCAGAATATGTAGTATTACCAAGTTTGGCTTACGATTTACGTACACCGATATATAAAACAAGCGCAACAACTAATAAATGTTATGCTGCTTTCGATTATGAAATTTGGACTGAATATGATGAATTTGAAGACGCAGCTGTGGCTGGAGGGTTGTGGACAACTGCAGGAACAGTCGCTGAGGCAGGTGGATTGTTAACTGTAGGAGGAAGTGGAGGAGGAGATACTGCAGAAACTAACGATTTATCTAGTTACGGAGTTATAAGGTTTGGGTTTCAACTATACAGCGATGTTGGAGAGGCAGGATCAGATGCAGTTGTAGAATATTATGATGGTAATGCTCATGCAAGTTTAATTATAGCAGATGGTGACGGTGATGATCTTATATCAAAAATAGGAGAAATAACTATGTATAATGATTGGACTAATAAAAAATTATATGTAACTTATTCAGTACTTTGTGCTCATTCTATTGCAGGAACTTCAAATAATGCCCAAGGTCGTTATGATAAAGTATTTGATTTAGCTGGAGCTACATCATTAAAAGTTAGGTTTCGTACAGGAACAGATACAGGGTCGAGATCAAGGGCCAGATATCTTCGTCTTGGGAATGAGGATCCAAGTACTACTGTACAATTTGCTGTAAGCGCTGACGGTGGAAGCAATTTTGATAGCATCGACGAATATTCTCATGCAGATATTGCTAACACGGGAACAGAAATCCAGGGGAAAGTATCAGGGACAACTGCTGCTGGTGAAGTTTTAGTAATAAGGAGCGGTAGAGCGGGGTTCTTAGGATGAAACAACAAATAGCATTCAGTAGCAAGGTAATGCAAAAGTACGGTCATATCATACTTAAAAGACGTAGAGAATGGAACGTGATTAAAGACATCTGGTACAGAATAGATTGGCGGAACTCTAATGTAAGAAATCTTAGAGGTTGGTTCAATAACAGAAAAGATCAAATAAAAGATTTACCTGATGTTAAACAATTAATAACTATAGTTAA